GTAAATTCGGTGCTACGGACACCTACTGATTTCTCTTCTTCTTAAACTGCTTGAAGTCTTCTTTGCCCCTCAAGCAGAATGTTCTTTGAAGCGTTTAAGTCTCTGTCGTGGTGTTCACCGCATTCAGGACAAGTCCAAAACCTATCACTGAGCTTCAAACCTTGGTGTTTGTAACCACAGCAAGAACAAGTCTTAGAACTTGGGTAGAATCTATCTATAAGATAGACCAGCTTCCCATTTACAAGAGCTTTATCCCGCAAGACTTCCTTGAACCGATGGAAACCAACCTCCTGAATCGCCTTAGCGATGTTGTGATTTAGCAATAGCCCTTGAACGTTCAGGTCTTCCATAAACACCACATCGTAGGATTTGAGTATCTCATTTACAACGGAGTGGATGTAGTTCTCCTTCTTGTTCGTTAGTCGTTCAAAGGCTCTTGCGAGCCTAATTCTTTGCTTGTTGCGGTTGTTTGAATCCTTAACCTTTCGGGATAGCTGTCTCTGAAGCCTTACAATCTTAGCCTCTTCTTTCTTAAAGAAGTGTTTGTTTTCAAACACAACGCCATCAGAAGTTATGACGAAGTCTTTTACGCCAAGGTCAAGACCGACCTGCTTGTTCGTCTTTCCAAATCTAATACATTCAGCTTCAGGAATATCAACAAGGATAGACAAGAAGTAATTCCCACTCTTGGTTTTCGATAGGGTTGCACTTCTTATCTTATCCTTGTATTTCTTTAGACGGCTGTGATATAGTTCAGAACAACGGAACTTTATGTTCTGAAGGGAGGTAATCAGCGTTATATGCTTTGTCTCAAACGTGTTACGTCTTGAGATTGCCTCATAAGGAAACAATGCAGTCTGTTTATCCTTCTTTGACTTGAACTTCGGGTAGCCATTATGTTGCTTAAAGAACTTTTGATAAGCATCATCCATTTGTCTGATGGCTTGGTTCATCACCTTTGTATTCTGTTCTTTCAGCCAAGCATATTGTTCATCCTTTCGCAATGTTCCGTGAAAACACTTTGATAAATCGGTTACGCTTAGGTTCTCCTTGTCAGTTTCATAAGCACTCTGTCTTTTAGCAAGCATGTAATTATACACAAAACGATAAGAACCAAGAACTTTGTTAAGCTCTTGTTCCTGCACCTTATTTGGATACAATCTTACTTTGATTGCTCGTAACATATTTGCTGTATTTTATATTCACTAATTATCGCTCTCGTTCAACAACATTGGCGAATGTTGAGCTCCCTATTGGACTTGAACCAATGACCGCCTGATTACAAATCAGGTGCTCTACCTACTGAGCTAAGAAAGCAGTTGAGCCCTATGATGGAGTCGAACCATCCTACTCGGTTTTGCAGACCGATGCCTAACCGATTGACTAATAGGGCAAATCAAAGAGTTGCGGGAGTAGGATTCGAACCTACGACCTTTGGGTTATGAGCCCAACGAGCTACCACTGCTCCACCCCACTATTGCGGAACGTACGAGACTCGAACTCGTGACCACCTGCGTGACAGGCAGGTATTCTAACCAACTGAACTAACGTTCCATTGTCTGTCAGGCATTGCGCATATACTCAGTACTCGTACGTACATGAAACACTCTTATATACGCATCACGCTTCAGCCTGGGGAGCGGTCTTTTTGTACGATGTGGAAGACGTTCCACGATTACCAGCCTACCACGACAGACGATATGGTAGCTCTTTTACGTTGTAGAGTATGATATTGCAAAGGGTAGCTAACCTCCACAATTAACATCAAGCTGGTACGCTTCTCACGTAGTAGTGACGGCTTTTCCAAGCCTATCCGTGAGACTTCATTATATTGGTTATTATCGCTCTCGCTGTTCAAACGAAAACCCATCACGTGGGTCAATGAACACTACGCTTGAATCTGCCTCATCGGGTCGGTCGTAGTGCGAGCAGACGGAGGTGTCTACACGAATTGCGTGTAAGATTTCGTCTCGGAAGGTGTCAAGCACGATGTTTCGTACTACACCCGAGTACGTTTCCCTGAACATCTCTTCAAGCCGTGACTGACGAGAGCGGAATACTTCAAGCTCTTCTGCTTGTCGGGCGATAGTGCCCTGAAGGTCTTCAACGACATGACGTTGTTCACGTACTTGGTCGTTGTGACGTTGAATCACCTCCTGATGTTGTGCAAGGGTGATACGCCCCCTGAATGGGATTTCGAAAGTTTCCATTATGATAACTCTTTTTGAAGATTAAAAATTAGTACTCTATGGGAGAATCGAACTCCCCTTTCAAGAATGAAAATCTTGCGTCCTAACCGATAGACGAATAGAGCATCAGGAGCTTCCGTACTTCTCAGTGCTTCCAACGTACATGAAAATCCACATAAACCAATGATTTACGTAGTCCTCACTTCTTGCTTCATCCTGCCACTACTTTTTAGTACATTGTATTTCTACAATCAGTCATCCATAGGAGGGCAGTCCACAAGCGTAAATTCGGTAGTACGACTACCTACTGATTTTTTTCTGTTTCTTAGACCACTATAAAAACTCGTTCCGAAGGTGAGATTTGAACTCACAAAACCTACATCCTAAGTGTAGTACGTATGCCTATTCCGTCACTTCGGAAGATTGGTAGGCTTACTTGGAGTCGAACCAAGAACCCCCTCGGTTATCCAAGGACTCTCCCATTGAGCTACAAACCTACTACATTGCAAATTGCGGACTTGCTTGGTTTCGAACCAAGAACCCCTTGGTTAACAGCCAAGTGCTCTACCATTGAGCTACAAGTCCAAGCCGAATTAAAACAGAGAAAAATGGTTAGTATGGATGGCAGGACTCGAACCTGCGACCTCCGCATCCCAAATGCGGAACGCTACCAACTGCGCTACATCCATATCAGAAGCTAACGAACGTGCTGGTTACACCCTACTATCTCGTGGGTAGTCATCGGAATTTCACCGACTCCTTTCGGTAGTTTCTCTTTATTGTATCATCAAGAATGTCAAAGAGCGAGGTGGTTGTTGAACTCCCACACCACAAAGGTATGTAGAGTTTTTCAATCCACCAAATCTTGATGAAAATTTCTTTTCAGAGGTTCTCAGCCTCTGTTGAATTGCTAACAATGTCAAAGAACTCAGGTGAGCCGTGTTGTTCGTTCACATTGCAAATGTAGGAAGGATTTTTTAATCCACCAAATCTTTTGGAGAATTTTCTCCTGCTGGTTGTGACGAACCGCCTACGTTAGGGTTTTCAACGTCCTTTGTATCAGAGCTTTTGTTGTCTGATTCTTCATCAGATTTTTTTTCTGCGTCACGAGCTTTTTCTTCGTTTCTCTTGACCTGCTCCTTTCTGATTAGCTCAAGTTCGTTGTTTGCTTTGAGCACTTCGTTGTTGTATGTCTTACGGGCTTGGGCTACTCTCGTATCTATTGCAGAGACCTTTTGTTGAAGGTCTACATCGGTGATAGGTATATTGCCGTGCCCTGCTGTATCATCAGCCTCAAAGAGCGGTTTGCTCTTTGGGCTTTCCTTGATGGTTACTTTATACTTCTTGTTTGCCATAGTCGTTTATAGTGCAGGTTCACCTGCTGTATCTGCTCCCGTATCAGCTCCTCCGAGGTCTCCTCCACCCATATCGGGTGCGCCTCCGAAGTCACCACCGCCTAAGCCTCCGCCTGAGCCTCCAACATCAAATCCTCCTCCGTTATCAAAGTCTGCGATACCGCCACCGAAGGAATCCATCTGACCAAATCCACCTCCGTTTTGTGCTTCGCCTTCTTCCTTCATCTTCTCCTGATGCTTCTTTCTTGCTTCTCTTGCGGCGTTCAGCTCAATCATATCATCTGCTGATAGGTTGAGGAACTTGCTTATTGCAAAGCTGGCAGGTATGTAAGACGAGTCGTTCTCCTCTTGGATGGTAAGGAGGGAGTTGATATACTCAGAAGCGTTCTTGAGTCTCTCACTCTCCTTCATATCAACGAAGATATTCTCGTCAATGAACTCAATAGTCGTTGCGGCTTTGAGCTTCACGTGCTTTGCGTACTCAGGGTGCATAAGGGCGAACTGAATCCAAGTAGGCTTGATAAGTATCTCCTTGAAGATGACCCTAAGTCGGTTGATGAATCGGTGGAAGTTATGCTCTTCGTGCGTGATAGAGGAGCTGACATCATAGGGGTTCGCCATCCCCTTACCTACCGAGTTAGGGAATCTGTTACGAGGTATCTGCGTATCTTGGATGAACCTATCCCAAAAGTATTCAAGCGTTTGGGTTGAGTTCATATCGTACCCGTCATCACCGATGGAAGACACATCCGTAGCCCCTTGTCCGTTAGATGGGAATACCATCGTCTTTGCAAATGGGAACTTTGCCCTGCCATTGTAGTTTACTTCACCACTCAGCGAGTCAACGCTTATGTCTTCCTTGTATAATCCCTCAAACTTAGCAAGCTCCGTGAGCATCTTCTGTGGTGGCATAGAACCCATTGGTATGACAATCTTCGTACGCTTCTGAGCATTCATCAAGTTCCAAATGACACGAGACCCTTCAAGCTGGTTGAGGATGTTGTACGACCTTGAAAGACGTTCAAGGTAGGATACGTTTAGGTTGTTGTACTTACCTGAGTATGAGATGTAGATGATATTGGAGTCAGGGATTTCAATAGCCCCTCCTGACGTTTCTTGTATCCATACCTTAACGTCCCCTACACCTTCTACCTTCTTAATCTTAGTATACAGCGTAGTTGGGTCAAGTTGCTTGAACCCTGCTATACCCGTAGCCTTCATTATGCCATTCTCGGTGGTATATTCGTAGATGATTTCAAATGCGAGGATACCATCAATGAGGAAGGACTTAAAAAGATTCCAAGCGTCATCAGATACGTGGAAGTTATATATACGATACACTTCACGGAATGCCATAATAAGACCATCCAGCACTTCCGACTTACGCCCTTTCTTATCAGGCTTGATGACACTTGATAGGAGCTTAATATCCAAGTTGGCAAAGTATCCATTCGTGTCGTAGACGATGGCTTCATTGGATATAATATCAAGACACGTCTCAATCGTTGGGTTCTTGGCAAAGTCCCTGAGCTGTTGTCTCCTTACGGAGTATCTCTTATCGTAATATGGGATATACTCATCTTGACCTACAACGTCTGCGTATGGGTTTAGGTAGATGTTGTCGTTACCCCCATACATTGAGTTGAATGAGTTAAGTGCTGTATTGGACGTTTCGGTAGAACCCTTTGCGAAAGAGTTTTCAATGAGGCTGGTGTTCCACCTTGCAGACGTTGATGATAGGTCTACGAGGTTACGTGCCTTAGCCTTCTTCTTATCTCCTCCGTCACGAGCGTGTTCTTCTGCGTAGACAGCATATATAGGAGAACGCCTATCCTCTCTGTTCTCCCTTGATGGGTATATGTATTTGATTTTCCTTGCCATAATAAAAGCTCCTAACTAAGAAATAGCAGGTTGGTATGATATTTAGAAACCTACTTATTTTAGTTAGGAGCTTAAACGATGTCTTTTGATGCCTATAAGTAAACCTTCTTATGGGTAAGAGGGAACTTTCTATCCTTGTATATCCCATCTCGTTCCTTTGCGTGCTTCATCAGGTAGCAAGAGGAGCGACTTGATGGGACTTTTTCTCCTTTAGGCTTGTAGTTCAGGTTGTCCCTGAAGTCGTAAAGGATGACCTTCTCCTTCCCCTTGAAGAGACGCATACCACGACCGAGAGCCTGAGCTACGATGCGTTCGCTCTTGGTTGTCTCCACGAGGAAGATATACCAAAGCCTTAGCAAGTCCACACCCTCAGAGAATGTCCCGAGCGTTGCTACGAACACGGAGTTGTTAGTCTCGTCCTTTTCAAACTCTTCCTTCATCGCATCACGTTCTGCGACACTCGTACTTCCGTCTACGTAGTATATGGTCTTGTCGGTATTCTCCTCAAGCCACTTTACGATTTGATTTCCGTAGTCTCCCTTAACGTCAGAGAAGAGCACAAGGCTATTCATATCTGCGCTGGCGATGCAGTTGCAGATGTACTCAAGTCGCTTGTGCGAAGCTCTGATGTACTCACGCTCTTCGTTGTACAGCATTGATGCCATTCGTGTATCACCCGTAGGGCGCATCATTCGGTGGTTGTACAAGTTGGTAAGACCACCATACGTATTGTCGTGGACAAGCTCAATGGCTTCAACCTCAATGGGAGTTGCTTTCTTCTCTTCGTTTATAAGTTTATCGCTCGTGAGGGTGTAAACGATTGGACCCATGTACGACTGAGATGTGAAGGATTCAATCGTTCCCTTCTTCTTATGCGGTGTACCCGAGAGACCTATCTTATATCGTGCATTCACGCAACGACTAAAGACGACCTGCATCCCCGATGCCGTGATATGCTGACACTCATCACCTACGACAGCCGTGACCTTCCTGAAGAACTCTACGTTCACCTTTTGAAGGGATTGGAATGTCCCGAAGACGATGTTGCATTTGTCTCCCTTGAACTTAGCTACGGGCTTACCTCCTCCGACAAGCTCATACTTCCACTCCTTTTTGTATGCTGGGTTAATCTTCCCATCATAAAGGACGAACTTCTCCATTGTCTGAGTGGCGAGCGCACCGCTTGGGACAACGAAGACCATCTTGGTTTCGTCAAGGTGGTCAAGCATATACTTAAAGATAAGATAGCTGGTGAGCGTTTTACCCGCACTCGTGGACATCTCTGCTACGCATCTTCGGTATCTCAGCACGGCATAAGACGCATCTTTCTGATAACCATAAGGTTGTATCTCTGAACCTTCAAAGAGGTCTGACACGTATTTCTCAAAGTATTCCTTTGTAATTTGCGTATCAATGAGAGTTGGAAGGAAAGCATCTGAAAGGACAACCTCTTCCTTGTATTCGGAAGCAAAGTTGTAAAGCTCCCTCCATAGTCCCGATGAGACGATGAGGTTTTCGCTCATAAACGATTCCTCCACGGGGATGTTTGGGTTGAGCTTCCTAAGGATAAAGGCATCTTTTCGTTCAGCCGTCATATAGGATAAGAGCTGAAACGTCTTATGCTCCTGAAGGTCATCTACTTTAATGTACTGACCATCGTTTGATATTTTTAACAGCATTGTTCATCTGTCTTGTTATTAAAAAAAGTTCGCCATTTCAAACACAAAGGTAAGAAATAGCGAACAAATATACAAATATGGTTCGGTTATTTAGGGTTTCGCAAGGTGAATACCCAAAGATGACCTGCGTCTTCTTCTGCACCCTTGCCCGTATGGGCTTGCGCAATCCTTGGTGAGATAGTAACCGAAGAGGTGAAGTTATCCCTCCATTTGTAGGAGAGGCGAGTTCTCTCAAGGTTGATTAGAGGTCCAACGGGGTAGTCCTCGCCAAGGTCTATCGTATATGGAGATATTTCCACCTCGCCTTTAATCTTATCCTCCTTGACCTCGGATACGCCTACGACCTTATACGTCAGCTGTTGCTTGAGTTCATCAAGGGACATCGTAAGCTCCTTCGCCTTCTTAGCCGTATCCACAGAAGCCTTCTCCTCGTCTTGGAATAGGTATCCATTAGAATGGGCGTGCTTATTGGAAGGTATCTTCCTAAACATCCGAGCGAAAGGAGAGGACGTGAGCGGAGAATGGCTCTCCTCATTGTTCCAAAAAGACCTCGCCTTCAGTTCATCATACGTGAAGAGCGGGATGTTTACATCCAAGTCAAACTCAACCTTTCCGCCAATCTTCTTGTACACCTTCCCATTGTAAACTACCTCATTGGAATGTCCTACGTTTATCTTATTCCCATTGAAGGTACGCTTTGGGTAGTCAAGAGTTAGTAGCGTCTTGTTTGTCTCCGAGATAGGCTTAATGGAGAAGTACGTATCGTCATCAAAAAGCGAGCTGAGCGTAGGTAGCATAAACTCATTTGAGAACATCCCCCCTGAGGTGAACATCCTATTGGTAAGGTATGGCTTGATGTAAATTGAAGTCGTCTTATCAACTCCATTGAACTCACCCCAAGTCGTATATTGGTCAGGGATACTATTAAGCTCTTTTGTCGTTAATTGATTAACTCCTATTTCAATAGGCATCACCGAATAAACGCCCCTTGAAGATACAACGCTACTCTTAACATACCTCCCATACATTGCGCTCTCCTGGGTTATACCTGACGAGAGGTCTACGCTCGTCTCGTTCATAAGAACGGGTTCTTCGTTGAGGTAGTTGAACGTTTTGATTATGTCATACTTATGGTCAAAAGATATGCTCCCGCCATCATCAACAGAAGGGGAGAAGAACATCATTCGGTCTACGCTTATAGGTAGTTCAATATCCGCATATGTCGGGTTGTCCATCTTGAGCTTCAGCGATATGTTCACCTCGCTATGTTCTACAAGATAGTTCATCGTAGAGACGATTATAAAGAAGCCACTTTCATACCTACCATTCCCAAGAGTTGCGATAGACGTTATGTTTTTCATATCTCGCTCTTGGCTCATCAGACCAATCTGATGCGCTACACGTTCAGTTGTCACGTCTCTATCATGCACTGCGGGACTTTCGGAGATGAGCATATCAAGGATATTCTTCGCAACCTCCTTGCTCATTGAAGCGTCAGCGTTCTTTTCCCTGAGGATAGCGAATGGGACGCTGTCGTTCATAAAGTCGGTTATGGAAGCCTTACCCTTTGTAATTCTTACTGCATCACCCTCAGGTATGATGACGTTGTTTTCCGCCACAAGAGAAATGGAGACCTGCATAGGCTCTTCGTCTCCGGCTTGCGAGAACTTGTCCTTGATGAATGGAGACACAATCTTTCGCTCACCATAGGCTACCGATTTGTTCAGCTTACCGACACCATTTGATAAGCTACCATCTGATACCATAAATGGGCTGATATTCCCAAGCCTACATAGCGTTGCTACGTAAACATGAGACCTCTCCATATCCTTTGCTATGCGAGACCAATTAGTAGGGTCTAAGTTTGAGAACGTGAGTGTGTTAGATATGTCTAACATATTAGAACTCAGACTCTTATTCTTGTCCATAGCGTTCATAAAACGCTTATCAACCCCTTCAAAAGAAAGCGTAGGCTTTCTTCTTTCATCCTCGTAGAATGGCTGAGAGATAGACCAATCGTATGTCCTACCACCATCCGTAGTAAACGATATATTGAGCACTCGCTTTGAACCTTCTTCAATGCTCTGATAGAATCGGTTTGTACTCAGCAAGGCTTCCTTCTCGTTCGCATACTTGGTTGGTATGTTCTTCCCGTAGATGTATGGTATTGCAACGCTATTGTCAAGGTAATAGGGCTGTCTGAAATGGACAAATGTGTTGTGCGTAATGTTGGATAGGTTCACCTTTTGAACACCTGAGTACACACCATCAGCGTAGTACAACGGAGCATTTGCCTTAACCTCCTTTGCAATAGGTACATCAACTCCGTTAATCTGAATCTTTACAATCCTATCGTACAATACCGAGCCGTCAGAGTTCTTAGCCGTTGGGAAGAAAATCTTCATCAGCTTTTGGTCTGACATAGACGTGGTAGCCCCATCAACAGCTGGGATGATATTCCTCTTTAGTGAGGTATCAATAAGGGTAGAAGAGTCCGTTACAAAAGACAATGCTCCTTCGGACTTATTCATAAACTGCTGTATGGGTACAAGTTTTATCGTGCCATCCTTGAGTTCTACTCTCGCTCCTCTTTCAATGGGTCGCTTGAAGATGCGCACGCCATCACTAAGCACAAAAGGAACGATGGAGAACGTTATATACTGAGAATTATCAGCTGTGACATCTCGGTAGAGTTCCAAGATGTCATTCTCCTTCATCTTTATGGTGTAAACCTTTGACGGGGCTATGTCATAAAAGTCTGTTGGCTGTACGACAAACTTTCCCTTTGACGTATTGACAGCCATAACTCGCACCCCACCCGATATTGAAGACACTGCGCTTGGGGATATTGCAAATGAGATACTGCTATCGTCCCCGTGGATGTAGATACCAACCTTGCATACGGGCTTGTCTTCATATACGTAAGGCAGTTTACTTGTTACGTACTCGTCAAAGTCAATCGGGAACACGCACTCCTTAGCGGTCTCTGAGGATACAGCCTTGTCAAGGCTTTTTGTCTCGTAGAGCTGATACTCATTAAGAGACTTGTTTACGTGGAGACCCTTAACGTCAAGGGTAATCCCGTTGTTGTTACTTCCAATTCGGAAGGAGCGTAGGTCAGTCTCAAGAGTAATAAAGTTGCTTCCTGATATGGCTATCGTCCTATCCTTGCTAATATCAACATCAGCGACAGCACCCCTTGATAGGAGCGGTAGCGATGAAAATCTGTTAGCACGATAATCCAAGATATTGATAAACTCCGATGCCGAGAATGCAGGGTTCTCCCTTTTGTAATGACCGATACGACCACTATCAACACGACCTGCATTACTAATCCCGACTAATGAAGAAACGCATATCCTCCCATTGCGATGCCAAATGCTATCGCTAATGAAGTTCGGTGTATCTTGCAGAATACGATTGAATGTCTCAGCGGAAATATCCTCCATAGAACCATCAACCTTAACCTTCTTCAGACCGACACCAGCAAGAACAAACAAGTCGTCACCCTTTGCGATATTGGGCTTCAGCATCATCTTCTTGCTGAGAATAGCCCTGAAATCCACGTTAGAGTAGAAGTAGTGCCTTGGATTACCATCAATAGGGATAAGCATCTCTTGGGTTGGAGTCACCCCGTATGGGTATCCATACACATAATATGGCGAGTTAGGTGAGTTCCATTCGTATAGCTTGGAGCGGAGGACGCTGAAGACATCCGACCTCATCGTTCCGTTCGCATTGAACAGCTTTACATCCTTCGGGTTGGCATACAGCCTGCGATACACTTGCCCCTGAGGAGCTTTCTTATCGCCCGTCCTTATAAGGTATTTTTGGTAGTCATCCTCTTCGTCATCAGACACTATGGAGTTCTTGTATCCAATATAATCAAGACCGCTCATGAAGAAGTCCGAAGGATGACCAAAGATGGCACTATATCCGTCCTTCCCTGCGTCTCCCTTCTTGCCTGATACTCCAAGCGATGGTAATCCCGTCTTTAACATTCTACATATAATCTATGACGACCTCGACCGAGTCAAGGATAGTTAGGTACATGGCGACAAGAGAAGACTTTTCATCTTTCTTGCCTTCTATTTTCTTCGCTATCGTCTCCCTAACGGAATCAATACTCTGCACGTATTCCGTTGCAGACGAAACGCCCATTTGGCTAATGTCGTCCCTACGAAGTTGGATACGACCGACAAACTCGCTCTCCACGGGCTTCCCATCCTTCTGCGTGTTGAGATAGACATAAGCTCCAAGCTCGCCACCCGAATGGATGTACTTCATCAGGTACTCAGGAGACACCTCTTTCTTAGCTGGGATGTTTGATGACTTTGCAAAGAACGAGTTGTAGATAAATCGCTTCATCCCGATGGAGGAGACCTCAAGAGGTTCGTATCCATCTACTCTCCTCGTCTCAGCACTTCCCGCTCTACTTGAGAATATGGGCAGGTCAAGCACAAGTGACGAGTTAGATTCAATCCCCCACGTACCCAGCGACTTGTTGTAATATATCGTCAGGTAGGTTGGCAGACCATCCAAGTCAAAAGAGATGAAGGAACTCATAGGTACGATATTGTACCCGTTGTACTGCATAGGTACTCCACCTATGACCCTCTGAACAGCATTGGGTGATACATTCTCAGAAGCCTTTAAGTCTTCCTCCGTAACGCTATTGGCGATAATATCCACACCATTGATTGGAGGAGAAAGGATAAGTCTATCGTTCTTTCTGACAAGTACCGACTCGCTTACCTCACGGCTAACGTCAATAGGGATGACCCCACTAAGTGCATTTGCTCCCCAATTCTGAACGGAGAGGATAGGCTCGGTTGATAGGTCAAGGCGACCATTGGCTTCAGTTACCCTGAAGAATGAACCGCCACCATCAATAACGATGTCGCCAACATTGTATGTAACCTTTGTTGATGAGTTCTCGTAGTTGTTGATAGGAAGACCTTGGTTCATCCTTTTCGTCACCTCTATTCTTTCAGCGTTTGCTTCTGCCGAGTCGGAGATGAAACTTGAAAGGAGGTACTTCGTATAGTACAATGAAGAGCCGTCCTTACCTTTACCTCCCGTGTCACCCTTCACCCCATAGGTTGGAAACCCAGGAGCGTATTTTATATTATCGTTTGCGTTCATTCGTTGTGCGTTCCTTTAACCTATTATAGACGAAATACCTACCGAGACAAAGAACTTCCTATCGTCAATATCCTTGATGTCTATGTAGTAGATAAGGTTGTTGTTTACTTCTGCGATTGAGGTGGATACATTCTTCATCTGCTCCATACCATCTACCTGCTCAGTGAAGAGGACATCAGGAGTATCCGTAACGCTTCTCACCCTACTAAACACCGACACAGAAAGGTCATCCTTTAACGATAGGTATTTAGTAATAAACGAGTTAATATACCTATTACGTTCCTCTTCTGACGTTATCCAGCCAATTTCAGAGGAGAAGATTTCATTCCTCCTAAGTGCATTAAACGCCCCCTTGGTGATATTACATTCAATCCTTAGGTTATCCACCTGCTTACCTTCCGACTGAGATGTGGATATATCAAACGTAAGGTCGTCACCGATAGTCCACTTATCAACAAGAATGGTGATACCATCCTTCCCCTTGATGGCGAAGCCGTCTGATGACATCATCTTTTTCGTTGATAGTGTCGTCTTTATTGAGCCGTTGTTGATTGGCGAGGTGGATAGAACGTTCAAGTCTGTAACCCTTTCCACGTTATCCCCATTAAGTCTGAATGCCGTAGCAGAGCCTACCGAGCGAACGACAAAGCCACCGCCTA